GTTCCAAATCCAAATGCAGGAGTTTGAAACGTAGGTCCAATAGAAATATATGGAGTTGTTGTTAAAGATCCACCTGCTGTAACACCGGTGCCTGTTTCGTTTGATGGCATCGTAACTGTAAAAGTTCCTGATGTTGGAATTGTTTTAACTTCAAAAATATTTGTTGTAAAATCTGCTGATGTATAACTTGTAGAAGGAGCTCCTGGAGTTGTGACACTTGTAAAAATGATATAATCACCAACCTCTAAACCGTGTGCTGCTTTATTAATTGTAACTGTTGCTGATCCTGTTGTAGATGTATAAGTGCAAGAAGTTAGAGCTGTGCCAAGTGGAGTGATATCATAGAAAGAACCCTCATAATAAATAACTAGTAATTTTGAAGTACCAATAGCTGCATATTTTTTACCATCTAATGCTGTCCAAGTATGCTGGTCGCGCGCTGGACCTGCTAAGGTGCTAGAAACGAGTTGCTGGAATCCACCTATTTTTTGTGGTTCACCATATCTAAATCTAATATTGTCACCATCAATCCATTGCCCTTCGGCTCCGGTCGCAGTTTGTTGTTTATTAAATCCAGGTTTAAATTGTATTTTTTGTAAAGGCATAATTCCTACATTATAAAATGCAAGATTATATCATGCTTTATTTAAAGTGAAAGTGCTAATTAGAGTCTTGGAAATTCACCAAGTGGTCTTGTTTTTGTATTAATATCGTATTTATACAAATCAGCTAGTTGCTCGACACTTGAAACTGCATTAATTAAAGCTTCCATATCATTAGATTTAGATCTAACTGCAGCTCTATAAGTTGAAATGTTAGCAGGAATAGCAGTTTGTGATTCTGCATTTCTAATTACATACCAATCTGTAGATGATAATAAACCTGCAGCTTGAGACTTGATTCTAGCTACATGATTTGATTTTAAACCTTTTGTTACAACTTGTTTACCATCTCTATCTAATAATGGTTGACCATCTTTATCAACTTCATTTCTATCTTCTAATGCTTTAGCAGTTGCTGGAGCATAAGACGCTGTAACTTGATCATTTGCGAATGTGAATGTTTCAGCACCATTGTAATAAAATTCTGTGTCTTTTAAATTAGTTGTATCGTAAATAACTTCATAAATTCCAGTAGAATCTTTAAAAAAATCCTTACTTGAATTAGCTGCTACTACTTGATTGTTTTCTACTTTTGCGAACATAGTGTCTCCTTTATAGTTTATTTTTAATCATTTGTCTACCTTGCTGTAACTGGTATTCCGCCGGATGTTACGAATGGATTTTCTGCGAATGCGGCGTAGATCATAGTATTTCCAGAAATATTACTATCTGACGTATATCTTAATTTAAAACCGTTTGATAAAATATCTAAAAAAGTAAAATTTTGTTCAGCATTATCATTATCTGGAACTAATAAAGGACCAACAACATTAGAGGTAGATCTTTTTGTATCTACTATATTCCAATTTGTTAAAGAACTTGTTGAGTTTTTTATTAAAATAAAAGCTGGTTTAAATCCTGTATATACAAATGTTCCATTAGTTGAACCATTACCAGTATAAGAACCAAACTTGCTAAATCCTTTTACTGAATGAAAACAGTAAGCAATATATTTTAAACCACTTGTATTTAAGTTTTGGTTATTACTTGTTCCTGCATATAATTTTAATTGACCAGCAGTAGAACCTCTATTTGGTGTACCACCAGCAGCACCAGTTGTTAAAGCATTTGTAGAATTTAATAATAAACAATTATTTTGAGCATCTGTAACACCATTAACATAAACAAGCCATTGGTCAGTTTCACCACCAGAATCTCTTGGTTTTGCTATTACAAAATCTAAGGCAGTAGATAATCCAGTTCCTAATGTTTGGTCTGAATTACTACCACTTCCAGTCCAGCTTACAATACTAAATCCACTTGTTGTATTAACAGATACAGTTGAAGAAATAGTTCCTGAAGTATTAGATGTTGTTGTGTTTGAAGCTAGCCAGTTCCAAGACACAAAAGTATATGTATTTTCGTTAAAACCACCGCCTTGTGTTCCTATACTAAAACCATCACTATTAAATGAAGTTAAACCATTTACAAAAGTAGTTTCTGCATTAGTAGCATTAGAAAATAAAGTTTTTGTTGATCCTCTAACTATGTCTTGTAATAAATTACTTCCAGTTGCGTAACTTCTTGCTTTTAACCAAACAAAATCTGGTTTAAATCCTACACCAGTTATAGATTGAGTTGTACCAGCACCAGTATAAAGAACTGGATTAAAATAACTAGAACCTTTATTGATCGTTGTATATGCCATAATTTATCCTAAAACTGCTAATGTTCTGGTACATAGTGAGTAGTATCCAGAAGGGGGTTGATATGAAAAGTTTCCAAAGCCACCTGCGTCTGTGTAGCCACCTGTTACAGAATATGGTGGAGAGCCGAAATTAATTTCTTGTACAGAACTATTATAACCATAACAACAGATAAAATAACCACCTGTTAATGTTGTGCTAATAACACCTTGTGATACTCCATTTTTATAAAATGTAACTGTATCATTATCTAAATCAACAGCTATTCCAATAATATCATTAGCTGTAAAAGTTGCACCATAAGAAGAAAAAGTATTACTTATTACTTTTCTTCCATCACCTAAATAAGCAACAGAACTAAAAGAAGCAGAAGTATAAAAAGCGGCATCATTTTGATAATCAAATCTATAAGAATCAGTAACAATTCCTAAAGCTGTACCATCTTGTTTATTTGCACCAACTTTCATTTCTGCATACCATTTTCCTTGTGAAACAACTATTGTAGAAGGTGAAGTTCCACCATTTGAAGCATTTGCATTTGAAGTATTTTTTAAATTACCTTCTGTTAAAACAGGTGGATATGCTTGATAATTAACTAAAGGATTTAATGTAGCAAAGTTATTAGTACAAGTATCTGTACTCTGATCTACTGAAGTTAAATTGTTTGCTGTGAATGTGTTTCCGTTTCCTGAAGAATCTGTTCCAAGTGCTGCAGAATTTGCAAACTTTAAATAGAAGCCATTAGTTCCAAATGAACCTGTATAAGCTATAGGTGTCCAGATTCCCGTTGCTGAATCTGTTTGCCCGAATGAAGATGGTGTTAGTTGTTGTCCATCTATGAAATTAACTTCTGACATATAACCATCCAAATATTCTGTTGTACTTCCAATAAATGTGTATTTCCCAATATGCGTTGTAAAACCATTAGTCATAGGAAAATCAATATTTTGAACAGGATAATCAGAAGTTGTAAAAGATGTTACTTGAACTCCATTTACATACATTTTTGTTCTATCAGATGTAGTTGCCTGAGTAGTATCAATAGCAACAACAACATGATACCAAGCAGATACATCTCTTGCTAATGCAGATGATACTAAATTTAATCTAGTAATTGTCCCATCATAATAAAAAGCATAAAAACTATTATTAAAAAATCCAATTTGTAAATTTTGACCACTAGAATTTGTTAAAAACCCACCTATACAACCTTGATTGGTATCAGAAATATCACTTCTTTTTACCCAATAAGAAAAAGTGCATAATTTTCTATTTGTAGAGGTACCAGATAATGTTCTTTCTAAAAAATCAGAACTACCAGAATTAAATCTTAATGAATTATTTACTTGATAACCAACAAGTGGAGAAGGCCAGAGTCCAGCTTTTATATAATTGAAAGCATCTCTTAATTTCCACACTCCTTTTGCTATAAAAGGATTTGGAACGTTGCTCGGTCCTATGATTCCGCCGTTTGGTCTAGCCATAATGTTATTATAATACCTATATTATTAGAAAAAGCCAGTATTTTATAGAACTAGCTCTGTTAAATTCTTATTATTACCTACTGTGCCTTTTATAAATACATTAAAAGCTAGACTTATTCTAGTATTATTTCCTTCCTTCGTTTCAACCATATGCGTTAAAGAAGATGGAAACATTATAATATCACCTGTTTTTACAGGAAACCACCATGTTTCAGAGTTCCATAAATTCCAATCTTTTACTTCTGGTTTAATAGTTTTATAATTATCATTAAAAAATTTAATTTTATCATGTTCTTCATGACAGTTAATATAGAATACTCCTGATACTAATGAATTAGGATGTGCGTGTTTGTGATGATATTGATTTGTTTCAGTATAATTTAACCAAGATTGAGTAATATAAGGTGTAATTGAAGCTGTTGAAGATATTACTTTTTCAAAATAATCTTTTACTATTAAGTCTAATTCTTTTTTAATATTTAAAAATGGTTTTTCATTTAAAATATAATTGTTATTAGATGTAACATTTCCATCATTTTTATAAATATCTTTTTTATTTTTATCTACAAACTTTAATTCTAAAGGTGTTAATTTCCTATTTAATTTAGACATATAAATAGGTGTTGGAAATATACTATTAATAGCTGATTCTATCATTCTTTCTTAATTATATATTAAATTATAAAGGTAGTAAATCCCAAGATAAAGTTTGTTCATTCCAGTTATATCTTTTATCATCTGTAGGATAAGCAACGGGTGCTTCCCACTGACAAGTATCTTCATTTAATATCCAAGAATTATAAGGTTTAGGTGCTATAAAAGCATCTCTAGTTTCATCATAAGTATAACCTATTCCTGCATGATTTTTTCTAAAAGGTGTTCCACCTAATGAATGAACTCCACCATGTGTATTGTAAGATGTTTGTTTCCAAATAGCATTTGGTTCATTATATAATGTTTTTAAAAATTGTATTCCAATTGATTCTTGTTCTATATTATTTGAATCTTTTAATACTTCATTAACAACAGAATGAACTGCTATTACAATATTATTTTCTATTTTAGCGAATGATGCCATTATGCTGTGTAACTCCCGTCTCCGTTAAATTGCATTATTGTATTAGCCCCTGATGTTGTAACTGTTGGCGAACCTGTTGTAGTTGAAGAATATGAAGCAGTTGGTACACTTAATATAACAACTCCTTTTCCACCAGCACCACCTGCTGCTGCTGGAAATCTATCAGAACCACCACCTCCACCACCTGTGTTAGCAGTTCCATTTGAACCAGCACCATTACTTCCAGCACCACCACCACCAGTTCCACCAACTCCTCCTCCATAATATCCTGCTCCACCTCCACCACCTGCTCTTGTAACAGAAGAACCAGTAATTGAAGATGCTGAACCTACCCCACCTGCTCCACCAATATCTGAACCTCCTGAAATTCCCATTGAACCAACAGCACCTGCTCCTCCACCACCAGAACCAGTTGTAGTTCCTGAAGTTCCTGCACCTCCATTGTTTCCTTGACTAGGAGATGTGCTTGGTGTGTTACCCAAACCAGCAGTAGTTGCTTGTGATACTCCACCTCCACCAGAACCACCATTAGCTCCTGCTGCGTTAGGTGAATTTGTTCCACCGCCTCCACCGCCATTAGATGTTATCGTTGTTAATCCTGAACCTGAAATTGAAGAATTGCTACCAGTTGAACCAGCAGCACCAGATTGATTACCTCCTCCAGCACCACCATCTCCAACTGTTACTGTGATTGTTGTTCCTATATTTACTGTTTGTGTAGATGTTCTATATCCTCCTGCACCACCACCACCGCCAGCATAAGTTCCTCCTCCGCCACCACCTCCAGCCACTACTAAAAAATCTATTGAATAATTACCTGGCCAAATATTTGAAACTCGTGCTTGGTATTGATCTTCTAATGCCCAAACTCCTTTTGCTGATGATTGTGTTGGAGTATTTAGAACTCCTATGATTCCACCGTTGTCTTTTGCCATGGCAAGAGTTCCCGGTTAATTTATTTCTTCGTATGAAATAACTACTTCAAGGTCAGAGTTTGCACTTGCTCCACCTAGAATTGATTTATCTTCTTCTAAGTAAAAAGAATTTGTTTTATCTATAACAGATAAAGTTGCATCTGCTGGAACTGAAATTGTATTTGCTAAAGCATAAGAAGTTCCACCACCACCTGCTGCTGTATTAATATCTATTGTTACATCTGCAGCACTAGTTCCATCTACGTTTGAAACCATAATTGAATTTACTTTAAAAACTTTTCCTGAAGCTGCTGAATTTGCTAACAATACAGTTGTAAGAGTTGTTGTAAGAGCCGCATAGGTTGTCTTACCTGTAATTGTAGTTACGTTTACTATATTTGGATTTGCCATAATTTATCTCCTTATTAATATTATCCGAAAACTATTGCCATTGCAATAGCTTTTCCTGTTGAAATACCTGCTGCCCCAAAGCTTAAAATACCAGAACCATTGGTAATTATAGCATCTCCACTTGTCCCAGCAGATGTTGGCAAAGTAAGAGCGTTAATAGTGTTTATTTGAGAGTTAACATCTATAACATTAGTTCCATCGGAATATAATAATTTTACACCTTTGTCAGCAGCTGCCCAAGTAGCTCCTGATCCTGAAGTTGTTTTAAATGTAACTGCAAAAGATCCAGTTGTTGCATTTTTTGCAATATATGTTTTTTCAACACCATCTGGAATAACAACGTTAACTGAAGAAGTTAAAGTCCCTGTTAAATTTAAAACAGCATTTTTACCGTTAGAAGTAACACCGTTTGAAAAAGTTAAAGTTGCTCCTGTTGTTGCATTTAATGCAACTGATTCATAACCAGCAATTGCTTGTTGTAGAATGTTTAAATTTGTATTTGTAATATCTCCCCATGTACCGGCGTTTTCGCCTGTGACCATGAGTTCTAGTTTGAGGTCTGTAGAATAACTTGATGCCATATATTAATTCCTTAATTAATTATTTTTATAAAATCTAAGCGGCTGTGTCAATCTCTGTCCAAGTTGCATCAGTTCCGGTATTTACTTCAGTCCAGATTTGATTATTTATACTATTTAACGATATAGTCAATCCATTTCCAGTAATAGGTACTACCACAGTAGTTCCTGCAAATACTGTTCCAAGTGCTATATTTAAGCCTAATCCTGTAACACTTACCGGTGTTAAAGCTTCAGCTATAGCTGTTCCTTGAGCTATATTTAACTGTTCTCCTGTTAATGTAACATTACCTGTTCCAATAACTACTGTTCCAACAGCTAAAGAAACTGTCATTCCAATACCTGTTACTGTAGCATCAGGACTTGGATCTACTTCGCCTTCTGTTATATTTAATTGTTCTCCTGTTACTTCAGCTGTAAAGCTTACATCTACAGTTTCATCACCTAATGTAATATTTAATTGTTGACCAGTTAAATCAACGTTTCCTGTTCCTGTTACACTTTCTTCACCTAATGATAAATTTAATTGTAAACCAATTCCATCTACAATAACACTTACATCTATAGTTTCATCACCTTGAGTAATATTTAATTGTTGACCTATTACATCAACTTGTGCACTTCCTATTGCAGTTACAGAATTTAAAGAAATATTTATTTGTTGGCCAGTAACATCTACTATTGCCAATCCAAAAGCTTGAACTTCACCTAATGATAAATTTAATTGTAAACCAGTTAATGCAACTTCATTATCAATTGCAATATTGACTGATGATAAAGATAATGGAAGATTATTTGATCCACCGTAAGATCCATAGCTCCAGGTTTGTTTTCCCCAAGCTACGTCTAATGGATTATTGACTTCAACAACGGTTCCTTGGTTTCCCCAGGCACCTTCACCCCAACTGAATATTCCCCAACTTGCCATAATAGGTTACTCCTATTATGCGTTGCCGATTCTTAGAATAGCCGCTGATGTTGTATCTGCTGGAAATTGAATTGTGAATGTTCCAGATGTTGCTGATTTATCACTTCCAAAATCTAATACAGCAACTGCTGCGTTAGTGTTTGATGTATTATAAATCAAAGCTCCAGCTGCAGTTAAAGTAACTCCAGTGAAAGATATATCTGCAAAATCTATAAATGCAACACCACTAGAAACAAGAGGAGATATGTTTGTAAGAACTCCACCACCTGTTACGTATTGACCAGTGTTAGCAACTTCATTTGTTGAAGTGTAAACTGTTGTTGCTGAACTTAAAGTTGCTGCAGAAGTATATAGAGCAAGTTTAAAAACATTTCCTGTTCCAGCGTTAAAATTATGTCCGCCTTGAAGTAATTGTTGTTTAAACGTATTTGCAACTGCTTGTGTTATAGCCATATTAACTCCTAATTAATTAACCTTGTTTTTGAATCTGAGGTGAACCTTCTTGATATTCAT